CTTCTGGAACGTGGCTCAAAGGTAATGTCAGCTATCCATAAGCGGATGCACTACGCTCAGAAGCAAGAATTTAAGATGTTGGCTAAGATTTTTGCCGAATCTTTACCTCCTGTGTACCCCTATAACGTACACGGCGCTGAAACTAGCATAAAACAGTCTGATTTTGATGAAAGAATCGACATACTACCTGTTTCTGACCCAAATATCTTCTCTATGTCGCAACGATTGGCCTTGGCCCAGACGCAACTAGAGTTAGCGCAGTCAAATCCGCAGTTGCACAACTTATATGAGGCATACCGGAGAATATATGAGGCGATAGGAGTCCAAAACATAGATATTCTTCTACCAGCACCTACAGCGCCTCAACCTATCGACCCTGGCATAGAAAACGCAAGAGCTATCATACAGGAAATGTTACAAGCATTCCCTACACAAGACCACGATGCTCATATACAGGCTCATATAGCGTTTATGATGACCCCTATACCTTCTACTACCCCACCTGTTTTTGGGTTATTACAAGCTCATTTATGTGAGCATATAGCCCTTAAAGCAAGAGGCGTTGCTATGGCTGAGATGACCGTTATGGCGCAACAAGCTCAACAAACAGGACAACAACCTCCTCAGATGGATGTAGAGTCAAAAGTAGCTCAGTTAATAGCTCAATATACTCAAGAAGTTATGTCCGCCTTGATGCCACCACCAGAAGGTCAGGTAGATCCTCTAGTTGAGTTGCGTTCTAAGGAACTTGACATAAAAGCCAGCGATATTGAGAGAAAATCCAACGAGTTTTCCGTGAAGCAGGAGTTTGAAGAAGGTAAAGAAGAAAACAAACTAGAACTTGCTCGAGATAAAATTGATTCCCAAGAAGATATAGCCTTATTAAGGGCAGACGTTAACTTGGAAAGGATTAATCAAGGAACCGCTGGCCGTGGAGAGTAAATAAATGTTTTTTGTAGAAGCTTTTTTTCATTTAATACTATGGATATTATAACATGATGTTTAAAATGTTTTTTGACTGTTTCACATGAAACGAATGGGATAGACGTAGACCGTCATGGCAAGAAAAGCAGAACGACCCATCCGAAAGACCACGAAAGGAAAAGGAGCAAACTACCGTTCCACCGACAGTGGAGCCGGAATGACTTCTAAAGGCGTGAAAGCCTACCGTAGAAAAAACCCAGGATCTAAGTTAAAGACGGCTGTTACAGGGAAGGTAAAACCAGGAAGTAAATCAGCTAAAAGACGAAAGTCTTATTGCGCTAGATCCGCAGGTCAAATGAAACAGTTTCCTAAAGCAGCTAAAAACCCTAAGAGCAGATTACGCCAAGCAAGGAAGAGATGGAAATGTTAACAAAAAGACAGGCTGATACATTAGAGAAACATTCTAAGCACCACACTAAAAAACACATGGCGTTTATGAAGAGTGAAATGAAAAAGGGTGCAACCTTTACGAAGTCTCATAAAGCAGCTTTAAAGAAAGTTGGAAAATGACAAATGACGATCTGAAATGCATTGACTGTGGACATGACTGCCATTGTGATGCTACTACTTGTTCCGAATGTTCCTGTGGAAAGTGTGTTCATGAGTAGAATTAAAATTGCTAAACGTAAAAAAGGTTTGTACGCTAACATAGCGGCTAAACGAAGACGTATAGCTGGAGGATCAGGCGAAAAGATGAGAAAGGTTGGTTCACCCGGCGCTCCAACTAGTACCGCCTTTAAAAACTCTGCTAAGACCGCTAATAAAAGGAACGCATAATGACTAATGTAAATCAGATGTCTAGGCAAATGGGTATTTCTAAAGGAAAGGCGAATAGTCTCATGAAAACAGCAAAGAAAATGAATGGTTACCAAGGCGGTGGTTCTGCAGCGCCAAGCTCCGGAATGTCCCGTTTAAGTCGTTCTAAACCAATGGGTTATGCAGATGGAGGTATGGCTCGTATTCAAGGAACTCCTCCCGCTCAAGTTAAAGGTTTTACTTTTAACGATAACGATGGCAAAGGAACTTTCTAATGGCTAGAACTATATCTGATCAAGATCGCGCCCGTGCAAAGGCTATGATGAAGAAGAAAATTAACGAATCTTCTAGAACTATATCCGATGCAGATCGCGCCCGTGTTGAAGAAATGATGATGAAGAAACTGCTCAACGAATCTTCCAGAACTATGTCTGATGCAGATCGCATCCGTGCAGACGAGATGTACATGAAGCGCAACGATGGCGGTATGGCTCAAAAAACGAGGGTATTCTAATGTCTAAAAAGGGTACACGAAAAAAGTCGGCGGCGAAGACTAAAAAAGCCTTTAAAGAAATGTTCCCTGCTCTTAAACTTCTTGATAAGATAACTATTAAGCCCGATGAAAAAGCTATGGGCGGTTATATGAATAGAAACGATGGCGGTATGGCTAAAAAAATTAAGATATTCTAATGGCCTACAACTCAGGAAAATATAAAGGAAAAAACGCTCGAGAGCTGGAGATGGATGCTATTAAGAGAATAAAAGAAAACCTTCCTCCTGATGTTGTAAAGAAGATCTTCAAAGATAAAAAGGCTATGGGCGGCTATATGAAACGAAACGATGGCGGTATTGCCAAAAACACGAGGATATTCTAATGCCTAATAATGTTATTTTTTCGAAAAAAGGCGAGGCCACAGCCTATGCTAATGAGATGGATGGTGACGTAATGGAGAACCCAAACGGTGATGGGTTTGTTGTTGTACCAAAACCAATGGATATTGGTGAAGCGTTTGGTGACGGTACGTTCAGACCTCCTGAAAATCGTAACATGGGCGGAATGATGGATGATGAAATGGGATACATGGACGGCGGAATGCTTGGTAAGCCTAAAAAAATGTTTATGGGTGGGGCAGCACTTAAAGGTAGGAATTTTAAAGGATCATTTTAATGGCAGACCCTACCACGTTTGCTTATAACGTCCTCAAATCAATTCAAAGCCGTGCAGAACTAACTAAGGATGCTATCCTTCACGGAAACCCTAGAGACTTGGAGTCTTACAGAGAACTTGTAGGTGAGTTAAAAGGACTTGAATATGCAGAGCAAGAAATTAAAGACTATTTGGAAAAACAGGAGTTAGAATGAATAAGACACTATATGTTCCCGAACATATAGCTGAGAAAGAGAAAAAGAAATCCGCTTACGTCAAAAAAGACGAAAGAGTTCTCGATCCTTCTTTGCTAGATGTATCGTTAAGTGAAAGACTACCTCAACCTACTGGATGGCGCATTTTAGTAATGCCTTATGCAGGAAAAGCAACCAGCGATGGTGGCATTTTAATCCCAGATCAAATAAGAGACCGTGAAGCATTAGCTACTGTTGTGGCGTATGTTTTAAGGGTTGGACCTTTGGCTTACCAAGACGAAAATAAGTTTGGATCGGACGGTGAGCCGTGGTGCAAGAAAGGAGATTGGGTTTGTATTGGTCGTTATGCTGGCGCTCGATTTAAAATCGACGGTGGCGAAGTTCGTATCATTAATGATGACGAAGTCATTGCTACAATTAAAGATCCTGATGATATTAAACATGTATAGAAAGCAGAAATAGATCATGGAGAATAGATCATGCCCGTTGAAGAAAATAAAATAGACATAGGAGATTCGGAAGAATCCTCTGTTGAGATAGATCTTTCTGAAGATAAGTCTTCGGAAAAACCTAAAGAAGTTAAAGAAGAACCGCCTGAAGTTACCGTAGAGGAAGCTGCCTCTGGGGAAGAGCTAGAGGAATATAGTTCAGGGGTTAAATCTCGAATAGATAAGCTTACTAAAAGGATGCGCGAAGAGGAGCGACAGAAACAATCGGCTGTCCAGTACGCTGAAAACGTGCGAACGGAAAACGAAGACCTCAAAAAACGTTTAGAAAACTTGGACAAAGGCTTCCAAGAGGAGTTTGGGACTAGGGTCACTACTCAGATCCAAGCTGCCAAGCAGCTCCTTAAGGAAGCCCACGAAACGGGTGATGTTGACAAGATAGTTGATGTTCAAGAGGCTCTCTCTGAGCTTGCAATAGAAAAAGGCAAGGTTAGAAGGACTCCTGAAGACACGGGACAAGAGGTAGCGCAACAGCAAGCCCCCGTTCAACAGGCTCCCGTTCAGCAAGCTCCAGCAAAAGCCGACCCTAAAGCAGAAGATTGGGCTACCCGTAACGAGTGGTTTGGTAACGATGAAGTTATGACATATGCGGCTTTTGGGGTTCACAGGCGCTTAGTCGAAGATGAACAATTTGACCCACAGTCAGATGAGTACTACTCTGAGCTTGATAAGCGGCTTCAGACTGAGTTTCCTCATAAACTTGGAATAAAGCCAAAAACGGGTGGAAGTAAAAAGGTTGCGTCAGCCGAAACTTCCGCATCCCGCAATAGAGGTGGACGTAAAACTGTGCGATTAACGCCTTCTCAAGTTGCTATTGCAAAGAAGCTAAATGTACCACTTGAAGAATACGCTAAATACGTAAAATAGGAGTTAATCATGACACAAGAGAACACAGCTCGCCAAAAGACACCTAGGACGCCTCGCGACAATCAGACACGTGTTAAAGAAGCACGCAAGGAACCTTGGAGCCCGCCATCAATGTTAGCTGCGCCTCCTGCACCCGAAGGTTATAAACACCGTTGGATCAGGGAAAGTGTAATGGGCTTTGATGATCGTAAAAACGTATCAGCCAGATCCCGTGAGGGCTATGAGTTGGTTCGTGGAGAAGAGTTTCCAGACTTTGATATCCCTACCGTTGATGACGGTAAACATGCAGGGGTTATTGGAGTAGGGGGATTACTTTTAGCAAGAGTTCCTGAGGAAATTGTTGAGTCGCGAAATGATTATTTCCGTGGTCAAACACGGGATCAAATGACGGCTGTTGATAACGAGTTAGCTCGTGAACAACATCCAGCAATGCCTATCAGCAGACCTGATAGGAGTTCAAGTGTAACTTTTGGAGGTCCTCAAAATGAGGACTAGGAGAAAACTAAATGGCTAATTCAAATGGAAGTTTTGGTCTTCGCCCCCTAAGTAAATTAGGTGGAGGAGCCAATTCCACTGGCCTTACGGGATATACTCCTTACGAAATCGCTAACGGAAATACTGACAAGATCTATCACGGACAATTGGTTATTCCTCTTGCTTCTGGATTTATCGACCATACAGCTAACGCTGCTGGTGGAACTGTCAGTCATCTAGGCGTATTTCAAGGATGTGAGTATGTTTCTAGCGTCACTGGAAAAACAACATGGAGTAACTACTGGCCTGGATCAGGTGCGGATAGTAATCATCCAGTTAAAGCATTTATTGTAGATGATCCTAATCAGCTATATGTAATTGCTACGGATGCTTCGTGGACAAGTAAGGCAACTGCTCGCGCAAGTGTCTTTTTAAACGCAAATCTTTCTACAGGTATAACGGGTACAGATGCTACTGGTGTTTCACTAGGTCGTTTGGCTATCAGTACTCTTGCCACAACCAACTCCTTGGCACTACGCGTCATGGGATGGGTTGAGGATTATGAGAACGAAGATTATGCATCTGCCGGAATTGGCGCAATCGTAAGGTTGAACAACTCGTTTAATGCACCCACTGGGTCCATTGCATCGGGCACACCTTCAACCACTGGCGTATAGGAGACTTGAGAAATGGCTATAAGTAGAGCACAACTAGCGAAAGAGCTAGAGCCTGGCCTCAACGCCCTATTTGGGTTAGAGTACGCTAGGTATGACAATGAAGCTTCTGAGATTTTTGATACAGAATCTTCAGAGCGAGCATTTGAAGAAGAAGTAATGCTTGCTGGGTTTGGTTCCGCACCTGTTAAAGGTGAAGGATCAGCGGTCAGCTTTGATGATGCACAAGAAGCATATACTGCACGATATACACATGAGACTATCGCTCTTGCTTTCTCAATTACTGAGGAAGCTATTGAGGATAATCTTTATGATCGTCTTGCTTCTCGTTACACTAAAGCGTTAGCACGTAGTATGGCTAATACTAAGCAAGTTAAAGCGGCGTCTGTTTTAAACTCCGCTTTTGATGATACTGTTACTGGCGGTGATGGAAAAGAGCTTTGCGCTACTGACCATCCTCTTACCAATAACAATACTCTTGCTAATGAGCCAGCAACTGCGGCTGACTTAAATGAGACTAGTCTTGAAAATGCGCTTATTGATATAGCGGGTTTTACTGACGAAAAGGGTCTTAGGGTATCTGTACGAGGTATGAAGTTGATTGTTCCGCCAGCACTACAATTTGTTGCGGATCGTCTTCTTGAAACTACTCTCCGTCCAGGAACTTCGGATAATGATATAAATGCTATGAGGAACATGGGTATGCTTCCTAACGGCTATACGGTTAATCATTATCTTGCAGACACGGATGCGTTCTTTATTAAGACGGACGCACCTCGAGGTTTCGTTCATTTTGAGCGTATGCCTATGACTACTAAGATGGAAGGTGATTTTGATACAGGTAATGTACGGTACAAAGCCCGTGAGCGTTATAGCTTCGGTTACTCTGACCCACGTTGCGTGTACGGTTCACCCGGCGCTTAACTGAATTAAGGAGAGGGGAAACTCTCTCCTTATTTTCTGGGATTTCAACCTTATAGACTGCTCCCAGCAGACGCTTACAAGACTATAAGGTTTTATACTTTGTAAGGAGTAACCTATTATGGGTAATTCAACTTTTAGCGGTCCGGTCCGCTCAAAAAATGGTTTTCAACAAATTAGTGAAAACATTACTACCGGAACGATTGCTCAAAAGCAATTTGAAATTCAAACAGTTGCAACCTCTGGTATCAATAACATTGTTGATACAAATGGTTTTTCTGGAACAGCTACTGCAGCTGGAGCTAACAACGCTAGTCTAGAC